CATCATCTTTGTTTATTACAAAAGTTTCTAATCTGAATCCAAAAGCATCAGTATCTACAGATTCACCATCATTGGATACACCTCTTATTGGATTTCCAAAATTAAACAATGTACCCTCTGATACTTTATCTAAAAATCTAACCCACATTGTAATGGTAAAACCTGTTTGTAAATAAGTTGGATTATTTGGATTTAATCCCTCAATAAAATCTTGATTTGTATTACGAATAATAATACCTTGATTTGGATTTCTGAATTGTAAATACCCACTTGATTGATTTCTATATTCTGGTCTACCATCTTCTAAATCAGTATCTTCTTCTAATATATCTCTTAAATATGGAAGAACTCTATTATAAATTTCTTCAATAGTTCTTGTTGAATTTGTATCATTTGCTGTATCAGTTAATCTGTGAATAAATGCATCTTCTTCACCTATGTTACCATCTTCATTATCTTGAGCGTATGAGATACTATTATCTTGATTATATTGATTAGCACCTTCCCAATTATCTGTTCCTTGTTCTCTATCAACCCTACCATTATTATCAGAATCCCAGTCACTATCATCGATTGTTGGTGGAAGTAATGCATTTAATTCTTGAAAGAATCTAATGATTCTAGCTTGTCGAGTATCACCTGTTGGTAATAATTCGAATATATTTGTATCTAAAAATTCATTAGCCTTATCTATATCAACATTAGATTGTTGTTGTGATAATGGAATGAATTGACTTACATTTAATGGATTATTGGTTGATACATCTGTTAATAAATTTGTTATATCAAGTCCATTATAAGAATCTCCTCCTCCTGATATAGAAATATTTCCATCTACAGATACCACTATTGATATTAAACTAAAGTCAACATTATTAGCTATTTCTTGCAAGTTTTCTTGGGTAGATGTTTCACCATCACTAACCGTAGTTGAATTTACTAAATCTTCTTGATTAGCTTTTATATCTTTTTGAAAAAGAGCTAAGACTCCTTCACCACCACCTTGTTCAAGTTGACCATTAAGAATAAATTTCTGTGAATCAGTAACTTTAGTTGTATCAACATATTCACTTACTATTAATGCTTCAGCTATTCTATCTAATAATAACTCTAATTTTTCTTGAGGTGTCATAATCTATTTCCTTTTAACTATAAATTCAAAATCATCATCAAACACTTGTTCTTGTCCATCATCATATTTTAATTTTAATAAAATTTTATAAACTCTATCAGGATAGAATCCATCTAAATATTGAATGAAATAATTTGAATCGTTATCACAACTAAGTTTTGTATAACTTGTATCTTGGTTATCTTCAAATGGAACAATAAACTCATCAGTCACAACATCTTTAATTGCGTATGAACCACTACCCTCAGTTATAAAAGAACCAGTAACGGTTTGAACTGAATTAGAAAAAGTTTTTTGAATATATCTTTTTCTTGCACCAACTCTAAACTTAACTCGTTCACCAACTTTATAACTTTCTCTCAACCCTTTCATATATAAAAAGTTATCAGCCAATCCACTCATTGTTAATTCATTTAATGAACCAGTGTTTGAACCTGTACAAGGTAGATGGTCATCCCATCTTACTTCTATTTGTGGTGAATAAATTGTATGTGTGTTTCTTGAGAAAAATTTTAAATGTCCAAATGTTGTAGTATCTGTTTCTTGACTACCACTAAATCTGAGTAACACACCATAGTTTTCTTCTCTACCTTCTAACCACATATTTACCATATTGGTTACCTCGACATTTACATCAGGTGATTCATTTGAAAAAGCTTGTGTTGAAGAACTAACACTCAACACCGTAGTACCAACATCAGCCCAAGTCACCGCTGTTCCACCGATTGGATTACTACGATTTTCCCAACTACATCCATTTGTGTTTTTTGGATTGTCACTAAACTTACCTGTTCCCTCAGTCCAAGATTGTGAGATTGGTTTAATGTCTAAAGTATATTCTTCAGTCATTTCTGCATTACCTTCAGCCTCATAAAGTCTTAAATAATATTTTGCATCGGATGGTATTGTTCCATCTGATACTGATTTAGATAACTCAGTAAATTCCGTTCCACTAAATTGAACCAATGCTCTTGTTGGATAATTAAATGAACTATTGTAAAATTCTTTTTTGACTTCAAGTATTTGGTCTCTTCCAAAGTTTTGGTCTTTAAAAGAAGTACCATCTATAGTTGATGAACCACTTGAAATCCAAGTGTCTTGTGATGGAAAAATAAAATGATGCATTATCTAACTCTCCCTTGTATGTTTTGATTTGGATTCTTTAATTCAAAAACCGTTGGTGTTGATGTACTTGGTGGTAATACAATTGTACCATCATCTGAAAGAGCAGTTTGAAAATCATATTTATATCCATATCCAATTGTTCCCCCATCAGCTTCTACAAAACTACCATCAGGTGTACCGTCATTATTTATATCAATTAAAGCTTCTCCAGTATTACTATATGAATAAGTATAAGTTGGTGAGTTTAATGTTTCACCATCTTCATAAAAATAATCTTTTTCTTGTGTAATGGTTATATGTCCAATAGAACGAACTCCCTCTACACCCATTAATTCATATTCTAAATTACTTTTATAAATTGGTTGATTAAATTGTATTTTTTCAATTCTAAAATAATCTTTTATTCTTTGAATACAATCTAATTTTACTTTTTGTTTGTTTGAATATTTTTCAGCAACTATATCAAACATCACACCAAAGTTTACAATGTATCCATCATTGATTGTTACAGTATCAGTCATTATTTTAAAGTCTTCTAAATATTTTGATATGTTTGTCATTAAAGCTATTGGTATGTTATCAGTTTTTGACATAAAACCAGCATGTGGATTGCCAACTAATTGTTTTTTATTATTGTATCCCAATACATAAATGTTTACTGTACCTAATTCTAAGGTTCTAACTATACCTGAAATATCAGGTACTTCTGGAATAGTCTCAAGTTCTAAAAGTATTTGAGTTTTAAGACCCTCTACATCTTGATTTTGTACATAGCCACTAAACTGACTACCATTTACATAATCAGTTAAGTAGTCCCTCACAAGATTACTTTGTACTATAAAATCATTAACTGATACCAAATCTATATTACCTTGAACTTCAGGTGCTTCTCTCGTAACATATGCTTTTGCTATGTTACCAAACTTAGCTGGTATGTTTAATACTCTAGCTTCATAATCTTCTTTGGTTACACATCTGTTTTGTGTTGTGAAAAACGCTTTAGCTCTTTCTTTTATTTCAATTGTGTCCTCTTCATCCTTACCACCACGAGCAGGATTGTTGTTTGTAACAGTATCAAGTGTAGCTCCACCATTAATAGCTGGTGTTATTCCACTTGGTACAGTTGTTAAATCTCCACTTGGAACATTTGAGTTTATACCACCACCAACACGATAAGTTATTGTAAGAGTTGTGTTGTTTGGTGTCTCACCCAATGTTGAATACTCATCACCCAATAATGGGTTAATGGATTCATTTAAATCATTTGTCTGACCAGGAATAACAATTCCAACTTGTTCCATATCAATGAATCCCTCATCAATCAGTTGTCCATCTTTTAAAACACCATTCCCAAATACAAGTGAAGTTGTGTTATCTAAATTTGTTTCACGAGTAAATCTTTTTCCTGTTGTGATGTAAGTTAAAGAAAATGGTACTGCTGTTGATGAGTGAACACCACCAGTTTCAGTTGAATAAGCTGAATCTCTATTAATATCATCTGTATAGTGAGTAGTTACTGGAACTTTATCTTGTGCTAGGTAATCTACTTCATACCAATTGTTTCCATTTGAATCCACACAAGAAATAATATCAATAACATTCGTGTCTGATATGGTAATGGTTCTAAATTTTTCGGGTACTCCAACTTGGATTGTGGTTGTTTTTTGAGTTGCACTCATAGCTCTTACAGTTCTTGATAATGTATAAGTTGAAGCTAAACCACTACCATCTGTTGAACCAACCGTATTAGTATCACTTGAACCTGTAATTCTAAAATCAATTGGTTCTAATGTTGTAAAAATAGTATCTGAATTAGAATCAGAAGTTAATTCAATACCAGCATCAAATACACTAGCATCACTATAATCAACTTTAGAATTATCACCACTCGAAGCATTTACTTCAGATGTAAAAGTTAAATCAACATAAGCTGGTACAATTGGTTTTACTTTATATCCAAACATCTTAGCCATAGTGATTATGTTTCTTCTCTCCTCTGCTAATGGTAATAACATCTCTTGATATTGTTTATCAATATAAAAAGATAACACATCACCAACATAAGCATTCATTTCTAATAACATCATGCCAGGAGATGTTTCATTGAAATCCCTATATGTGTCTGGAAAATAAGATTTAGCATAATTCATCAATGATGTTTTTAGTGATGCAAAATCTTTATTTAAATAGTTTACATTTGATTCTTTAAAATTGTTTTTACCATATGTTGGCATTATCTATCTCCCTCTGATATATCACTATTAAAATCTAAACTTACAGAATCTAAAGTGTTTGGGTCTTGTTTAATGTTAAATAATATTTTGACTCTAATTTCATTCATACCTATATTTGAATCATCATCTCTACTTAAAACCTCAATATTTCTTACCTCAACGAAAGGTAACCAAAATTCAAACTTATCCATTATGGCATTTTGAACACCAATTAAATTTTCATTTGTAATGTGTTCAAACAATAATGTTCTTAAATTTAATCCTAAGTTTGGTTGAAAAAATCTTTCACCCTCATTGGTTTGTAATAAATTTCGAATGTTATTTTTTACAGCTTCAATGGTTGTTGAGGTTGATGCAAAAAATCCACCCAACCCATCATCTCGTCTAATTGGTAAATCAATACCAATTTTAACATTAGTATCGTTATCTTCAATAAAAGGTTTTCTTGATGTATCTTTAATAGCCATTATAATAAGTCCTCAATATCTTCTCTGATTAATTTTACAGTTGTAAATTCTCTTTGTCCATCTTCATCCTCTACATCAAAATCTTCATCAGAATCAGGTGGTTCTCCAATAAATACAAAACCAGTTGATTCCAATCCACCATCATCTTTACCTAAATCCATTGGTGGTAATATTGAACCACCCTTTAATAGAGGAGTAACAGCTTTTTCTATTTCACCTTCTAATGAATCTATTAGTGAACCTAAACCAAGTGGGTCTCCTATTTTTTTTAGTGTTTTTAGAATTGGGCCATATTCACCTAACATAGTATCCAATTCAACATTTACCAATTGTTCTGGTATTTTAAATTTTTCTACAACAACAGGAGCATTTAATTGAGTAATTCTAAATTCAGCTTCTGTTAAGAATCTAACAATCGCTTCTTTAGTATATTCAGCTTCACGTTCAATAAAAGAACCATTTGATGTATCAAGTGGTTTTGTTATTCCAGTGTCTCTAGCTGCTTTTTCTTTAGCTTCAATTAAATCTTGTTTTAATCCCATTGTTATCCACCATGTTTCATTTTAGATTTTTCTTCACTTTTCTTTAACACTTCACTATAATCTTTATTAACGAATTGACTCATTGGGTCACTTGATGGAACTTGTTGTGGTGTATTCTTCATCATATCACCATATTGTCCACCAACCAATTCGTTCATTCTATCTGTTGTAAACTCACTACCACCTAATGTTTTCCATTCACCATCTTGGGCTGTTTCATTCAATACATCATTCAATACAGAATTTTTTGAAAAGTTTTTATTTTCTTGTATTGGTTGTTGAGTTGATGATAGTGATGGTTGTTTTAACTCATCAATAACTTCGTGAATCGCCATAGCAACTTCTTCTCTAACGATTTGTCTGATTGTTTTTCTTGTAGTTGTTTTCTTTTTCATAACTATCCCTGTTCTATTTTATGTTTTGTACTTGTAATATTTTCTATCTTACTTGTAATTTTTTGTATATCTGCTTGTATAGTCGGCATTGGTGATTGTGGCCCTAACTGAGTTGTTATCGTTATTGATGGTATTAAACTAACTATGTCATTCAATACATCTTTTAAAGCTTCACCCAATACCATTGACTCCATAGTAGCTTTATTTTTATTACCAATATTTACATTTTCTGATATAATGTTTAAACTTGTTGGTGAAGTTAAGGATAAATGTCTACCACTACCAATATAAATATCTTTTATTGATGATACAAAAATATCATCAAGTTTTGAATTTAAAGTTATTCTATCTGAATGTAATAACATTTGATTTTTATTCCATCCATAAATTGTATCTTGAATATCAGCACCATTATTTAAATCTGATTGGATATTACCAATTGGATAAGTGTTGTTTTCAACACCATCTGATGATAATTGGAATCCAAATTTTTGTTCACCATCACCATCTCCATCAATATAACTTTCAAAGTGTTGTGCTAATGTTCCATTTGAAGTTATAGTTATTAAACTACCATCACCTAAAGTTTCAGAATAATTTCTTCTACCTCTCTCATTCGATATAAAAATGTATGGGTTGTTACTCCTACTACCAACACGAATACTATTACCATGCCTACCCTCAATTAGATAATCACCAGTAACTTCATTAATAGATGTTCCATAATCCAAATCTTCATTTCTAATTTTTTGTAATCTACTATATAAAGCCTCTTTGTTAAAATTTAAACTTTCACCTCGTTCACCCCTTTGAGTATTTTTTAATACATCTTTATTTTGTATTGTTAATTCTTTTTTATAATTTAAATCATCATTCCAAGTAGGACTATTATTAATTGTATTAATCGGTCCTAAATAATAATTTATTTTTCCAATAGTACAAAGTAATACTGGGTCACCTTTTGTTGGAATATCTCCGTGATTTCTTAATAAAGGAAAATATCTATTATCTTCACTAAAAGATTGTTGTCTTCTTTTTCCAGTTGTATTTGGTACATGTGATACAGCATAAATGGTATTTATTGAAGAAGGGCCTTTATAACCCAACGACTCCGTTGAATGAACAGCATCCATACAATATCCAGGAACAAATTGTAAATACACAGGTACAGAATATTCTTTACCTGCAAATCCTTTTACTTTTTGTCCTGAGAATGTTGTAAATGTTGAACTCATTTAACTCTCCGTAATATTTGGGTTTATTGTTTTATTTTTTATACCTTCAAGTCTAACTTGTTCGTTGTTTAAATCATCAACTGTATCTTGAAGTGTTGACATTAATTCTTCTTTTTCCGAATCTGATAATAACATTGATTCATCAGAATCACCTTGTGATTTAGAAATAATTCTTTGTAGTACACCAGCAAGTTTTACCAAGTGTTCATCATTACGAACAGCAGTATCCATATACTCTTTTATAATAGGAGCTACCATTACCACATCATCAATGGTTGTTATGAATCCATGTAT